ATGATTTAAATTTCTTTACTTCATTATTTAATATGACAGGTCCAATGTTGAATGTTTTAAATTCAATACAAACCTATGTTAATACCGCATCGAATTTTGTAAAGAATCCGTTTAATACATTAGCTTCATTTTTACCACCAGAAGTAAAAAATATAATTGATAAAGTTGATCAAATAGGAAGTGATCCAGAAGGATTTATATCCGATACGTTATCAAATTTTGGGTTATCGTATATAAATACTGCACTACAAGGTGATGTGGTCGGAGCTTTGGCTGAAAAATTTGGATCGAATTACGCATCTAAAGCAAGTCCATTAGCAGATGTAATGAGTAAAGCAGGTGCTATTTGGAATAGATATAGTGCCGATGGATCTACATTACCAACTGGAGTTAATGATTTCTTGGATAAGAATTTGTTTGATTCCGATCAAGGTGTAGAAGATAAATACGGAAACCCTAAAAATTTTGGCGATATAATAAGAAATACTCAAGAAGATTTTAAAAATATATCTTCTGATGTTTCAACTCTTGGAGGAACTGTAAAATCAGACATATCAAAAATAACCGGATCTGTTGGTTCTGGAATTAATAAATTGGGAGAATCGATTAAAGGTGTTTTTAATTCAAATAAAAAACCACAAGATAGTGATGGAGTAGAAAAAACATAAAATAATTTATGTATAAGTTAAATAACATTTATGTTGGAATTGTTGTTAATAACCAAGACTTGGAAAATAGAGGAAGAGTTCAGGTTTTTATACCGCATTTAACAAATACTTTATATAAAGGATGGAACGAATCGGGTGAAGATATTAAATTTAAATCTTTTGAATCTTCTGTTTTTACTCCTGATATTATTTCTAGATTAACTGACGTATTACCTTGGTCGGAAATGGCTATGCCATTTTTTGGTGGAGGAACTGGTGCTCCGGTAAATCAAAGCACATATACTCCTACTCCCGCACCTACTTTCATGACTTATGGTTCTACTGGTGGTATCGCACCATCCACGTCTTTTCCTGTTGGTAAAAATAATTATGATTTAAATGCTATCGTTAAAAACAGTAATGGTGGAAATTCTGCTTCTTATTATAATGGGCAAAATGTTAATGTAGGGGTAGATGTAAAAAATCTTAATTCTACTTTTTCTCAAAGAATTGCTGGGTTTGCTAATGAATTAAAATCTGCTGGCTATGATGTCACTATAAGTTCTGGATTCAGAGCGCCTACCATGACAGAAAAAAATGCAATAGGAAGCACCGGAACCGATCAAGCAACTCTATATAAACAAAATAATGGAAGGGGTACAGCACCACCATATAAATCAAATCATGGATTTGGAATAGCTGCCGATATTAAAATAATAGGAAATGGAAAATTTGGTTTCGTTGATATAATGCGAATAGATACTGCTCTGGATAAAGATAATAAAACACCACCAGAACTACAAGTTTTAAAACAAAAATGGGGTCTTCATACTCCAGTAAATAAGGAACAATGGCATTTTGAACCGGTAGAAACTGGAATAACTGGAAATGGGTTTCAAACTGCTAATAATTTAAATAACAATAACGTACCAGCATTTTCCGGTTCTGCAATCGCTCAAGACGGAACAGCAACTAAACAAGAATTTCCAAAAAAAGACGGAATGAATAATAAAGCTGCGGAGGTTAGTAAATCTGAAACTAGTGTAATTTCTTTAGTTAAAAAAGATTTAAAATTATCAAACGACCAAGCAAATAATGCTGCAATTGCATATAGAACAGCTTATAATGAATCTATTAAAAGAAATTTAACGCCCAAACAAGCTAGTGTTGTAGCTGGGGCTATTGTTGGTAATATAAAACAAGAATCTTCGTTTAATCCAAATTTAACTCATGATGGAGGTAGGGGTTATGGGTTATTAGGAGAACAAGGTGTTCATTTAGAAAGAATGCGTAATTATGCTAAAAATGTTAAAAAAGAAAATATTAATAATGGAATTTCCGTACAAACACAAATAGAAGCATTATTTAATGATCCAGATTTTCTAAACGGAAGACCTTCTAGTGGTGGTCCATCTTGGAAAGGATTATCAACTATAGCTAATGCTAATAGCGTAGAAGAAGCGGCTCAATTATTTAGCGGGCAGACATTAAATCCTACAACTGGATGGGGATACTTAAGACCCGGAAACCCACAAATGGAAAATAGAATATCATATGCCAAACAAGCAAATCAAACATTTTCTCAATTAGGAGAAGGAGAATTAGCGTCTATTGAACAATCTCCAAGTCAACAACATAATAATATAATGAAACCAACTGATATGTTTCAAAACGCGGGAAATGGTGTAGCTAAAATTGGAGGCGCGGGAACTGCTATGGGTATGTTTAGTATTCCTCAAGTTGGATCTAAAGCATATGTAATGTTTTTAGATGGAAACCCATTAAAACCAATTGTAGTTGGTTCATATCAAGAACCTTCAAATGTTAGGTCATCATAATTGAATTTTATAAAACATTAATAAGTAACATTATGGCATCACAAAAAACAAATAATTCTGAACCTCCTATTGTAAATAACGATAAATCAGTAGAAGCAAGTCGTTTAGGTAATGAAGCTGGTGCTTTATATTTTCAAACTAAAATAGAAAAAGATCCTAACGGTTCCGCAATACCTGTTGATAGATCTTTTATACAACTACAAGATAAGTTTGGAACTTATATTCATATGTCAGAAGGAAAGTTGATAGAACAATCTTCTACTGATATGGGATTTTACTCTGGTAAAGATTTTTATCAATTCGTACAAGGTGATGCTCAATATCATTTTCATGGTGATAAACATGAATACATACAAGGAAACAGAACAATACAAATAGGTCGTCAAGGGAAAGAGCAACGCGAAGCAGCAGAGAAACTAGCAAAAATAGCAGATGAAATTAGTAATGCGGGTGTAAAAGAAATTGAATCAAATGCTGGAAAAGGAGATAGAATAGAATGTCCTATTTGCGCTCAAGAAATGGCAGTTGATAGAGCCGCCAGAACATTTGCTACCGCATCAAAATATTTAAGAAAAATTTTTAATTTTTTACCTAATTCTCCTCTTGGTGGATTTATAGATAAAGTAGAAAAAATTTTAAAAGCAGTTATCGCATTCTTTTTAGATTTTATGCCGGTGTCTGCATTGAATGGTGGGTCTTGTGGTTGTAGTGGATGTAAAAATAATTCTATTGCTTCTCCAATTCATGCCATACAAAAAGCCAATGAAAAAGTATCGGAGCAATTTGAACAAAATAAAAAAGAAATAGAAAAACTTGAAAAATTAGCATCTGATGGAAGTTTAACAGAAACAATACCAAATGATATAAAAGTTCATGTTGGAGGTCCGATGAGAGAATGTGAAACTGTTGCTCTTTCAGATCCAAATCCATTAATAACAGAACTTACTGACGGAAATCCAAAATATTGTTTTATACCTTCTTCTAAAGGAACTTGCAAAGCTGCTATATATCAACCTTCAGTTCAAACCAGTGGAAATGAACAAAAAACCGTTTCACATAGTTATCAATTAAAAGTAGGTTCTGGTGGAATAGACGTAGCTACTTCTGGAAAACAAAAAATAAGTGGTTCCGTAGTTGAAGTTACAACATCTAAAGGTGAATTACTTTTAAACTCTCCAAATAAAACTATAATAGGTGGAGCTAATATCGTTTTACAATCAAAAGGTAATCCAAATGGAGATGCTATAATTTTAGATTCCGATAGAGTTTATGTTGGTGGTAAATTAAGCGTTCAGGGTGATATAGCTTTAAAGGGATCGTTAATGATGGATGGTGGAATCTATGCCCCCCATTTAACAGTACCCGGAGAAAGAATTGATAGTGAAGTATCAAGCTCTGCTCATAATGTTCATTCCGCTGCAAATTGGAATAACCCAGTAAAACCCGACGCAACCAAGACAGATATTTTTGATAAAATTTATAAAGTAATGCGCGATATAGCGGCGACATTAATGGGTTTAGTTTTAACTCCGGATTATTTAAAAACTAAAATTGAAGAAACATATTCTACCGCTCAAATATCAATGGTTGTGGATAATACATTTTTACCAACTGGATTTGCAATGGTATATGATTATTATACATATATGCCTTTATTCGTTTTTGGAACTTGTACTTATGGTGGTGCTGTTACTGGCTATGTTTTACCGGCTATGATTCCTGTTTACACTTATACTCACAATCACGGATCCCCCGGAGATCCTCATTCTCATGGATATACCACGCCTAAATGCGTTACTCATGGAAATGCTGCGGCATCAATAGCAGCAAGGCAACCAGCATCAAGCATTCCAACTCCAGCTCAAACTACTGGAATGGGATCAGAACCCGGACATAAAAACGCAGGAGACTTAGGACCGTGCGGTGGAGGCGGTGGACCATTCGGAAATGCAGGAAGAGTAAACTCTGCCAAGTTGAGAAGAAATAGAGCATATGGAATTAACTCTATTGATGCTTTCGGAGGAAAGGATTATATAGATACTACAGAAAATGGAGTGAATGTTTCTTATAATTCAGACGGAACTACAAATCCAATTCCAGAGTTTAAACTTCCAGACTGTGATTAAACTACAAAAAGTTTTTTTATAGGAGACGCTAATTTTGTAGCAGAATTTTCATACTGTGGAATTTCAGTATATTTAACTTTTGCGTATTGATAAAATAGTTTTTGTAATAATGGATCTTTCATTATTCTCTTATAATCTGGATATTGATCTGTTATAGCTCTCATCATAGCATTACTTGATGGATTTAAACCAGTGCTTGAGATATTAACAGAAATATTTTGTATGTTTAATTTTTCAGAAATAAAACTCATTTGATCCTCCCAGTATTTAAAATACATATGTTTTACTGTTGAAGTATAACTATATCCATTACTTCCCAATAAAGAAGTAAAATCTGTTGATCCAGATTTTTTAGTTAATTTAATATAAAAAATTGGAGGATTTGTTATTTTATTAAATGATAATGTCCAACCTCTGTTTAAGAAAAACTTTTTAAGAAACTCTATAAAATATAAAGAATGTTGATTTCTACCAAATTTAATAAAATCATTAGTAAAGTTTGTATATTCATCTGGTGTTGTTGGTACAAACAACATATCATAATCCAAATCTTTTAAACATAAATCTAAAGAATAATCATAAACAAAAAGATTATTAACTTTATTACTTCCGGGAGTAAAAACTGGTGGGTTTATATTATCTTGTTGATCTATATCATCTATTGATGAATCTAAATTTGCTATTTTAATTTCTGGTTGTTCTAAACATATAGTCTTACTAAAATCATAATGAGGGTATAAATTTGCAACCTCTGGTTGCTCTAAAATAGATTTTACATCTAATAGTTTTTCTTCTTGTGGTTTAGATTCTAAACTGGTTGATGTTTGAATTTTTATTGGATTTCCGTCTTTATCGCAAATATAATTGTTTATTACTCTCGCACCACCATATTTATATGTTTCCGCATATACTATATTTCTCGGCATGAAATTAGTGTATCCAGCCGATATTGATAAACCAAGAGAAACGCGAGGATCTCCTACTGAGGATAGACCGGAAAAATCTGTTCTTTGTGGATAATAGTTTATTTCTTGTTCTGATAAAATTGGACTTATATTAGGAATGTCTACTAATTTTAAAACTTCACATAAAAAAGATTTAACATCAAAATTGGGATCCAAAAATTTAGCAGATGAATCCCTAAATAAAGATGTATTTATTAATTTATTTTTACAAAATTCTTCAATTACGTCCATTAGTCTAAAAATCCTTCCATTTGTTGTTTAACAAAAACATTCTTTAAAAATTCCATTATTGCATCTCTATCTCTAGCAGTTTCAAATTTTTGAATGATAACTCTATCATCTTCTAAATTATAACCAAATAACAAGAAAGACCCCATATATTCACTTATCGTATCTTTTAAAATTGATAAATCTCTTCTATTAACTTGTTGTTTTTGTCTTAATTGTTTCTCCCATTGAAAAAGACTTTTTTGAAGTTCTAAATGATTTATCTGTTCAAAAATTTTTGATTCAGTATCGTTTAAAGAAACTTCTTTATTTTTAACAAAAACTTCATCGGAAGATAATTGAGGGCTTGATGTTGTTTTTGAATTTTTTCTTTTTCTTTTGGGTTCCATTTAGTTGCTTCCGTATTTCGAATACTTATTAGTGATATTGAATTTTGAAAGGTATTCAATTACAACTTCTATGGAACTTGTTTTTAACTTAAAATTTTCTGGTATGTATTGTCCTCCATCATATAAAGTGAAATATTCTTCACCAAAAAAATTATGATTATTAAAACATGTTATAAAAACAGATGTATTTCCCGGATCTATTACAACAGTCCAAGATCTTGCATCCGATTTTGAATAATTAGTGAATAGTTTTTCAGTTACGTATCCAGAATCTTTCATTCTTTTTACAAAATAACTAACTGTTGTGATTTTGTTAATTGCCATATATTATAATTTATAAAATGTAATTTATTTAACAAGAGCTGATACGATATATTTTAATTCAACATCGTCATTTTCTTTTGTTTGAAAGACTAATACTTTGTATTCTTTATTGATTTTTACTTTTATCGGTAGTTTGCTTGTTATTAAGCTTTTAAATACTTCTAGTTTAAGAGGTATTGGGTCTAAAATATCATTACCAGCTAATGTATTGGAAACTACAAAACTCATATTATCAACGTTTGACATTGTTTTATCATCAATATCTGCGTGAACTTTTTTATCTTTAGAATAAAAATAAATTTTAGATGCATCAGTTACAAAGGTATAAGCTGACATTATTTGTTTAAGCTTTTGAGTCGAAATTTCAAATTCGTTATCAAAATTTAATTTTGATATTGTTTCTACATTAACTGTAGATTCTGTAATAATACCATCATCAACCAAATGATACTTAAAAAATGTATTTTCAGAATCAGATTCGTTTTCCATTTGACATCTAATATGATTCTTATTCAAGAACATTTTAAATGTTCCGTTATCTCCTAAGCAATCTAAGCCATTTAAGAATTTTTTAATACTAATAAGATTAAGTTTAACCTCATTTTCTATGACTAATGGTAAGTCGCATTTAGCATAAAGAATAACAGACTTATCTTCAGATGTACAAATACTATATAATAAGTTTTCTTTTGTTTTTAAAATGCAAGAGTCTGTTGCTCTATTAATAGGTTTTAAAAACTTTTCTAAAGATGTTTTTGGAATTGGTAATAACGAATTAACCATTTTTAATAAACTTAACTAATGTTTCCAAATTTTTATCGATATTAGATAATATAGATTCGATATTAGATGAATTTGGTATAGATTGTGTAGAAGTTTGTTGTGGAGGTGGCGGCTGATGTCTAGGTACATCAGGAACCATCTGCCTTATTACATCTTCTGGTGGTGGAGCCGCAAACCCCCTCGGGATCGGCGGCTGCCCCATGTTCTGTTGATTATACTGTTGACCTTGGTTGTTATTAACAACCTTTGATACAAACTGATTCACATCTAATCTATTCGCTCTGGATCTAGGATCGACTGCTAATGAATCGATCTTATTTAAAGAACTGCTTACAAATTTTGCTAAAAGTGCAGCTTGTAGTGCGTCTTCTTTACTTTCATCCATATTTTATAGATCCTTTAGAATATCCTGCATCTTCTTTTCTTCGTCTGTTAATGAAGAGTCTGAATCATTTTCCGTAGATGATACACTTGGAGAAAAGCTTTCTTCTTCCTCTTCGATATCATTAACTGGAGCTTCATTCTTTTCTTCATCTTTACCGAAGAAATGTACATCCATTAACTTCTTGATTTCTTCGTAAGTCTTTCTTTGGAAAATAGAGTCAAGACTCTTGACCGAATCATAAACGGAATCTGTATCATCAATTCCTTCAATCTTCGACGGAGACATGAATCTAGAACTTACGTATGATGGATAACCACCTTCATTCTTCTCTACCTTGATTCTAAGGTTGCAACCATTTTCAGAAAGATCAAAGATCTTGAAACCAAACTCTTGAGAATCATCTCCGTCAATCGCGCTTTGAATAATCTTTTGAAGCTGTACACCAGCATTCAAAATCTTAACTTGACCGTTATTTTCTGGATTTGATGGATCGCTAATAACATATGCGTTATAAAGCCACTTTTCAGTTTTTCTCAATGGCTTGGATTGCTCAATAAGCTTTTCATTCTTTGAAGCCCAAACCTTTGAACGATATTCATCAATCGGACACTTTTCTCCGTATGTGTTTGGACAAAGAATAGAAATCTTCTTTCCAGTTACACAACTGTCGAAAATATGCTGCCAGTAGTGAAATCTTGTTTTTGAATTATCTTCCAAGTTTGGAAGAAGTCTTACAATGTAAGTTTTGTCCGGTTCACACTTCAAGAAATCCTTGAAGGATGAATCTGTTTTTGTTTTTGCGCTTAACGTTTCTTTCAACGATTCGAATAGATTTGATGTGTATTTGCTCATATCAGACTTAATATTATTACAGGTTTTTTACTTTTGCAACTCTTTTTTTACAAAATCTCTAATTTTGTTTGTTGCTTGTTTAACTAAAGCTATAGTTTTGTTAGAGTTATTATATCTAACTTTAAATGTTATTATTTTATTATTAAAATTTTCTGAAAATATATCTACTATATCGCTTGGGGTGTCATCCAAAGTTTTGATAATATCTCCAATTTCCATTAGCGAGTATGGGTTTATTTTTCTTTGTCTATAGTGATCCATCCAACTTGGTATTACACCCGTTTTATGTTTTAGATAATCATCTAGCTGTATTTTATTTTTAATACAAAACATTCCAATAAAAGAAAAACTTTCTTTTATAGAATCAATTTGATTTTCTGGATTTTCGTTTTCTTTCTTTTTATTAAATAACGAATATACTCTTATCGCAACTCTTGTATTAAAATAATCCAAGTTTGGATATGGATTATCTGGATATATAGAAATGGGTGCTTCAAAAAAGTTTTGTATGTTTATATGAGGATATTTAGAAAAAAAAGTTTCTAGCTTTTTAAGATTTAAAATTACGCCGTCTGATAAATTATCAAAATTCTTTCTATATTGATATGGTTTACCATATCTAGAAAATTTTAAATATGTGTTATATATCCTTTTGCTCGACTCGGTTATTTCTTCCATTTTTGTTTAATTTAGATCTGAATATTTTTTTATAAACATTTGGAGTAGAACCCAAGTAAGCTCTTATTATAACATGAAGATTTTCTTCTCCTAATATAGAACAATAAATTTTTTGTGTTTTTTTATCGTCTATTATTAGTTTTAATAAGTTTAAAAAGTTTAATTTTTTTCTTTTAGAGATACAAATAAATGATCCTATTTTTAAAGTCAAACTTTCAAATTCTTCTATATTTAATGCTTCGGATGGATTATATAATTCCTCCAATTGTTGTGTTGATGTGATAATCATAGCTCCTCAAAATTTTTAGTCAATTCCAAAAAGAGTGGAGTTATTTTTCCAACTGCGGAAAATTTATTTCCAGACCCTTCGCAATATTTTTCGACAAATTCTTTTAAGTCAAAAGGTGAGTCTGACTTTTTTTGTCTAAATGTTATTTTTTCTGTTTTTGTATTTATGTACATAAATAAATCTGGTTTGTATTTATCTATTAAATAGTCCATTGCAAGGATGTCTGTTTTATCAGACATTACCGCTACTATTTCTCTTGATTCCAAATTTATTTTAATTTTAGATTTAAATTTTTTTAAAGATTCTCCATAGTTTTTTGCTTTTATCTTAACTTCATTTATTTCTTTTTTTTCTTTATCTGAAAATGGTACAAATCCATTTTTATATTTTTTTATAAAACCTTGAAAATTATTTCTATATAAATTCCAAAATAATATATTTAAGTCATATGACTCTTTAAATTCTAATTTAAAACAATCATAATCGTCACCGTATAATATTAATTTTTTTTGAGCATCAGTTAAATTTGGAAATTTTTCTTGAAATAATTTCCTAAGTAACAAACAATTAGAAGTGAATTCTTTATGTAAGATTTTTGAGTTTTTAAATTTATCAACTAAAGAAGTTGATCTTTCGTGGTGATCTATTATCGTTATAAACGATTGATCTAAATCGGGTAAAAACTCTTCTCTTAATGGCAAATCCAATAATACAACGTTTGGTGGATTGATAGTTCTATTAACATAATTTTTAATTTTATCTATTTCCAAATTTGTTATTTCTTCATATGAAATAACAGCATCTGGTCTAGACCATAAAAAAGTTAGTAGGCTTATTGCTCCATCTAAATCTTTGTGTGTAAAAATATGATACGCTTTGTCATGCATCAAATTATTTACATCTATATTATCAAAAGTCATTGGGATTCATTCAATAAATCTAATTTTTCTAGAGTATTCAAAACATCTAAACTGGATGTTGAATGATCGTCATCAAAATCAGATTCTAGTTTATCAGCTATGTTATTAGGATTTTTAGCTTTTGGTCTTGGATTTTCCAAATCCACTTCTTCGCTTTCTGATAGAGTTAATGTTGGGTAATCAATATTCAATATGGTTGTATGTTTTCTAGGACCAAATCTGTTTTTAACAATACCCATATGTATAATACCTAAGTCCGCATCTCCTTCTTCTGTCCATATTGAAAATTGAGCATCTACGGTGTGAGAAAGCCCCATGGATTCACTAGTCTTATCTAAATCTAATTCTCCGGAGTTAACAGCACTTCTTGTAGCCTGAGTAGCTGAAATCACTGGACATTCAAATGTATATGACAACGCTCTCAAATTTTCTGTTATTTGTTTTATAGATTCATATGAATTTGATCCGCTTTCCGTAGGAGCTAAAAGATTTATATAATCTAAAATAATAGCATCTGGTTTTATTCCTTTTTTTACTAATTTATTAATATATGTCTTAATGTTTAATACCGTTACTCCCTTTGGCGGAAACTCTTTAATTATTAATTTAGCATCTTTTTGTTTAGTTTTATATTCGTTCAAAGAATCTTTTAATTTAACTAAATTATTTGTTAACCCATCAAATGGTATTTGAGTTAATTGAGAAGAAATTCTTTTAGCGTATACTTGTTCAGACATTTCAAGAGAAATTAGAACTACTGTTTTCCCTTGATTTAATATGTTTGTCGCCATATTACCTAAGAATATGGATTTTCCTACGTTAGTAACACCAAAGAAAACATACAATGCTTTTCCTTCTTGCATGAATCCTCCACCAATTCTATTATCTAACCATTTCCAACCAGTAGAGATTGTTTTAAATACTTTTTTAAGATCTTCGCAATGCTGATCTACTGATTCTAAATAATCGAATCCAATGTTTTCTATTAGAGAAATACTACAAGCGTTTTCAAATTTATTTAAAATCTTTGATGTATCTATTTTTCCAGTTTGAACATCTAGTGAAGTTTTATTAAAAACATCTAAAACTGATTTTTCTTTTAAGAACCTTTCAGAATTTTTCAACAAAATATCTTTGTTATAATTTTTATCTAGATTAGAAAAAGACAACACCAATTCTTTAAGGGATTGTTTATCCTCTGAAGTTATTAAGTGTGCTTTTAGTTCTGTTATGTTAGGAGCAGTATTATGTTCTAAGTAATACTTTTTTAATACATCAAAAATTTTTTTAATGTTTTGATCTTTAAAAAAAGAAGACTTTGTATGTTCCAAAATAGTTTCCAAATAATCATGATCCATAAGAGCATTATAGATCATGATTTTTTCGAAAACCTCGAAATCTAATGGTAATTGTTCACTCATTATTATTCCGATGCTTCACTTTTAAATGTAAGTTTTTCTTTTAATTTAATTTCTAATTTAGGTAATATTTTACTCCACGCCGCATCATCGTCTCTCCACTCTTTATAAAAACCAAGTACTTCTCCTTCAATAGCATATCGATGCCCTTGCTTTTCGATAATACCATATCCTTCTGCCATTTCCAAAAGACCAGAATATTTTGAAAGACCATTTTTAAAATTTAAATACATTTCACATTCCAAGAACGGAGGAACGAATCTATTCTTTGTGGTCAATGCTCTCATTGTTAATCCGTTTACATCTTTTGAAATCGGAGTTGATTCGTCTGATGCGTTTTTGTTATCCGACTTTCCAACTCTCTCTTGTTTAGTTGACATCTGAACTAATACAGATGACATATAAAGAGGACCAGAACCTCCAGATTGGTTTTTAACTAATGTTGGATACATCGCCCCCGGATTATCATAAATGTGATTTGTAAAGATAATAGGACAATTTGCTTTTGCCGATACGTGAGTGATAGCTCTTAACATACTTTTAAGTGATACTGCTCTAGCACCCATATCAGCTGAATCTTTTCCATCTTCAATAATTTTAGCTTCTCTAGCTGAGATTAAATTACCAAGAGAATCAATCGCAAGCATAACTTTTCCTTGCAAGCCCTTTTCAATTACTGTTTTTAAAAATTTTACAATTTGATTTCTGCAATCTTCTATAATTTCAGTTGGGCAATGTTTAATCTTTGATGGATCACATCCTAAGTTTTTTGCTGTATCACGGTCTAGAGCGTTTTCAGTATCAAAGTAAACTACGTGCATACCTTTCCTTTGCGCGTTAGCCATAATCTTATTAACCATTAAAGTTTTTCCGCAAGCTTGAGGGCCAGCAAACCCTGTTATTCTACCCATCGGTACACCACCATATAGTGATCCAGAAATAATAGCATTCAATGCCATGCAACCTGTATCGATCCATTCGTTAACTGTAGATAGAGTATTTTCATCCAAGAACGCAGCATCTGGATTTAGATCATCTAATACTTTGAATGCATCATCAATTTGTCCAATATCAACTTGGTTGTTATCTGTTTCTTTTTTTGTTTTAGCCATACTCTTATTAGTATAATAAAAAACCCCGAAAAGTCAAAAGCTTTTCGGGGTTTCTTTTTTTCCTATGTTTCAACTCTTACTCATCAAACAACTTAATCACGTCATTGGATGATTGTTGTGGCGCTTGTTGGGGTTGTCCTCCAGCGACAAATTCATTGTTCTTGTTGAACATTTGAGCGTACTGTGCTTGAAGTCTATAGTCGATAGCTTCGATTGAGGTTTCGACGACTTTATCTTTTAGAAAAGTAAAAACTACATCTTCAGTTTTATCAGCTAAAAATTCTCTAAAAAATAGAGGATAAAGCTGAACAGACATTCTACCAGAATTGTCTGGTGCTGGAGGTACGTGAAGAATTACTGGATTCTTTACTTTAAGAGCGGAATCTGTGGATTCTGTTAGTTCACCGATAATGCTTCTTCCTAAATAATCAAGGAAGACCGTTAGTTTTGTGTTTGATGTATTCATCGTTAATATATTAATATTGTTTGAATAAAAAATCAATAGGATAAATATAAAAATGAGTAAAAAAGAATTTATATATCATCCGTATACAAACGAATATAGACATAAAACATTTCCAATATCTATTGATTCTGAATTATTTAAAGATATGTCAGAAGAAGAATTGGAAAACTTTTTTAATTCAAAAATAAACGATATTAATAAAGAAATTTCTTCTATTAAAAAACCAGAACGAAAAGAAATTCCAGCTTCAGATGAAGATATTAAAACTATGTTTTCTAATTTAAGAAAACAATTAGCAATGCAAGAAAGTTTTAAAGATTATTTTTGTCGCCAGAAAACAAACTAATTATATCTGTTACTTGTTCACAACCAATTGCTGGTAATGGCCATCCGATAATATAAAAAATTCTGCTTATTACTGGTAATACGTTTTTCTCAAACATTAACTTATAATCTATTTTCAGAGAATTTTCAAATTCTTTTGGATATTCATCTATAAACGCCATAGTTTTAATATTGAATTTATTTTTTTGAGCGTAAAAATATTTTATCTTTGTTCCATTTCCTATCTCTGGATATAGATGTTTTAGTTGATAGTCTTCAAGTAATTTATTATAGAATAAAGCTCCTTGATAATGGTTTGGTGTTCCTTTACCAAATTTATTATCATTAAATAAATCATACCATTTAGAGTAACTTTTAGCATTTTTTCTAACTGATATTGCTTCTATAGGAAGTTTACAAAAATTTTCATATCCTTTATGGAAAAGATCAGATGCTTTTTTTCTATCTTTAGCAAGTATAGCCGATTCTATAACGTTTTTAGTTAATTCTTTAACTTCTTTAGATAACGCGGCTTTAACTATTTCTATTCCTTTATATAAGAATTTATCAGTTTTAACTCCTTCGTTATCTAAAACGTGTAATATGTAAAACTTTTTGGCTTGTAGTAATGCAACATCGCATATCTTTTCTCTCTTGAAATGATATCTAGGATCTAAAGAATTTAAATCTTTTTTAGCCCACTCGTTTATTTCTTCATTTACATATTTTCCAAGATCTGAAATAAACGTATTAGCATCTTCTGTTAATCCGTTTTCATCTTTTAGTTTAATGCCTTTGAAATTAAAAAAATCTTTAAACGAAAGAAACGCACTGTCCGTATCAATGTATTTAACTACATCTTCATAAGATCCTTTATAATCACATTTATTAACTAGATATTGATGAAATAATTGCGATCCCTTTTTAACTACAGATTGTCCAGTTAGTGTTACGCTTTTAGCATGGTCGATATCAAAAAACGGAGAATATTGTTGTGAAAAAACTCCATAGATAGAATTAATCAAAGTTTTATATACATTAGATAATGAGTCATTATCATTTGCAATAGTAAGTAATCTCCTTTTTTCGTCTTCGTTTTTACACTTTGCCGCTTTTTTCTTAGCATCAAGCATTTTATTTTTAGCTTCTACTCTTTGCGTATAAATTTTATCAATTAAATTTGGAACGACGCCTTTAAATTTTTGAGTATATAAAACATTAGCTTTTGTTATTGATAATTTTTCTTCTCTTATAAGATTTAAAAACTGTTCTTTAGTTAAAGAAATTTCTTTGTTTTGGATAGTTTTTATGATGAACTTACCGTCTTTTACATCCAATAACTTTCCAACTTTTGTTTCCGGAGAAATGTTTAATGTTATGATAGTATTTGGATAAAGACTATTAGCGTCATACGTAACAACATCTTCATATAGGTTAGGTTTTGGTTGTAAAACATATCCACCCTCAAATTTTTGTTTTATATTCTCGTATGTAAATGTCGGAATTATTAAATTTTGCAGTAATGCTTGGTGAGCTACTGCGCCAGTAATCATAGAAACTTTACCTAAAGATTTTTCAAACGGAATAAATCCTTTATAAGACAAGTTTCTTATTAAATCCATGTATTTTAATTTATCATCTAATTTAACTAAAAGTCTAACGTCTTGAATGTTATAATCAACAAACGTAGTCCAATCTGTATCAGCTAATTTTGTTAGTGATGATGCATTATAATTTAATTTGGATTCTTCAAGTTCATATTCGCCGATATACCCTAAACTATAAGATTCTCTTTCTCCCATAGAAAAAGTCTTGTATATATCCATATAATCTAAACAGCTAACACCATGTAAAAACCATTGGTTTTTCTTTTGACCTAATTTATTTACGGATACCCCTTCTCTATATTCCACTCTTTCGATTGGAGACATTTTTTTGTTTTTATCTTCATCAAATAAAATAGTAAGACGATTCATGATATATGGTAAATCGTAACCATGAAAGTTCCACCCCGATACGATATCAGGTGTATTCTTTTTCCAAAATTTTAAGAATAAAGATAATAATTCTTTTTCAGAAGCGCACTTTACATAAGTAACATCTTCTTGAAGTGTTGAGTATGGTTTAAGACCCCATACATAATATTTTTTAAATAAAGAATCATAAACGGTTATTACGTTTATCATGTCTTTTGCTTCTTCTGCCGTACTAAAAGCATCTAATTCATTTTGTTTATAAGTTTCTATATCCAGAAAGTAAATTCTTAATGGATTTTTAGAAAAATTTTCTAATAATGAAGCATCTTTGAAAGTAGTTAATAAAAATTGTTGATCTGGATTTAGATTAAAAAATATTCTTTTGTTTTGAGTATTTTTAACAAAATCTCGTCTTCTAAAATTATTAATAAAAGACATCTTCTTAAGATTTGTACCAAAAATAGAAGTAGCATCTTGTATATTCTTATCTTCTACATATAGGAACGGTTCGAAATCGACTTCGATTTTTACTCTTTCGCCGTCCTCACTCCAAGTCCAAAGATGAATTATACTCTTCTTGTAATCGTAATAGATATTCCTATACATTAACCATTACATTAATCTTTTTTAATTTTAAAATCAAGAAATATCTTGTTCTGGATTGTTCTTTACTAGATTTGGTGCTTTTTCTTTTCTTTCTTTGGAACCCCATTCTGTAAAGTATACAGCTTCATATTCATTAATATGATCCTCTAACCAAAGACCTTCTACAAAGGTTCTAGATTTTTTGGATAGTTTCATGTAACGATCAAAATCTGAAGTTATGTATTCCAACTTTTGAATTAAATCGTCTCCAGACGTGAATTTAACATCTGCGTCCTCGTAAGTACACATATCTTGGAATGCTCCGGGCATACCTAACGCACCTGATTCAACCATTTTAATATTACTCTTGGATCTATTAAATACATTGTCTTGCAGCGAAGCAAAAACAGCATTGCAATTAGTATCTACTAATCCTTGTGGATAATCTATAAGAGATGACCATTCTACATATTCCATGTCTCCGTTATCAATATATGGTTTGAGAACTAATGGATAGCATCCCTTCCATACAAAGTGGAACTTTTTACGGGCTTTAATTATCCAATCTGTAACATGTTTAAAGTCATCATTTAGACCTGTTTTATTTAAAACGTCAATATGAGTTCCAGATCCAGAATATAAAATTCTAGGACGCTTTTTGTGTTTTTGATACAGTTTCTCAATCCGGTCTGGATCATAAAATCTGTCTAACCAGAACTTAGGAGCATAGTTTGGAATAACTGTTACTCTATCAGTTCCAATTTTTTGTTTATAATATTCTTTCATGTAATTACATGTTACTGTAATTTCATCTACAGATTGCATTATTTCTACTATACTTTCGGTAATAGCTTTGTCGCAGAACGGATCTTTGCATCTATTATAGTCTGGAATATCATCTTTAAATACGATATCATCAACTTCATATATAAGTCTAAATCCTAATTCTTTTCCTAGCTGTTTAAGTTGTAAAACAAAATCTTTTTGTGCTGGTGTAGCTTGTCTTTGAAGTCTTATAGCTTTTATTCCTTGATAAAATCTAGGATCTAATACCATGCAAGTTAATCCCGATATACAAGCTTTTTGATAACTGTTCAAAAGATATTCAGGCCAAATCATTCTCCAGAATCCACAACCACCATAATCTGCATAATAATTTAATGCTCTTGGAAGTTTTGATTCCGGCATTTCTACTGGAGGAGCATCCGGTATGCTAATAGGTATTAGAGATACCAAGGTATAAACCGGAAGACCAAGAGGTGCGCCTTGTGGGAGCATTGGGATTCCCATGTATATTGGATTATACTTATAGATAATCTTACTTTTATTTTCTTCTTTGATTTTTAAAGCCATAATATATAAAATTTAGTTTAGTTTTACGAATTAACAAGTTTAGTTTCTCCGTTTTCTTTTTCTAAGAGAATAACATTATCAATATTTGATTTTGTACTAGTCTTATGAGATATAATATACACTGATTCTTGATACTTTTCCACTTTTAATTTTAAAATATTCAATATTTTATCAACTCCCAAGTCATCCAAAGCGGAATCGAATAATTCATCATATATATTCAAAGAATATGATATTCCAGAATGCAATCTTAAAACATCTTGGAAAGTGAATAGTATAGCAACATCTATTCTTTTTCTTTCACCCCCGCTGAAATTAAAATATGAACATTCTTTTCCTTGATCGTTGTAAATTATTTCTTCAAAAACATCATTGAATTCACACTTACATGGAGCATCAAAAGTTTTTAAATAAAAATTTAATCTTTCATTCAAGATTTTCAGTATTTTATTAATAATAAATGTTTTTACTCCATCTTCTGATACTATAAATTTACAAGAATCAAGAACTTGTAAATGTTTTTTAGTTCCTAAAAGTTTTTCGTTCAGATTTTCAATTTTTTTATTACACTCTACTATGTTTTTATCATAATCATATTTTTCATTTTTAATTTTTAATACGTCATCATTATATTCTTTATTCTTTTCTATTAAGTTTTCTATTTTTTGTTCGGTTAAAATATTTTTTTGTATTTGATTTGTATATAATAAATTTTTATTTTTTATTTTTTCTAATCCAGTTTCGATTCCAGATGCTTTTTCTTTTAATTGTTTTTCCTTATCTAGAAGTATATTAAATTGTTTTGTTTTTTCTTCTATTAAAACGTCTAACTCGTTTATTTTTGTCTGTATAGTGTCTATATCATCTTTGCAGTATTCTCTATTACAAACAGGACATGAATTACCTTTTTCTATAAATTTTTGTTTTTCCTTTTTTGATTGGTTTATTTCAGATGAAATTTCTGCTTTGTTTGAAATGATTTGATTTGATTCGATTTGAATCTTTTTAAACGCGTCAGATATAATTTTATTCTTTTCGTTTAAATCTTTAATTTTTTGTTTTAATTCATCTGTACTTTCAGATATAGAAAGTTTATTTTTTTCTATTTCATTTTTATTAATTTCTATTTTATCGTTTATAGATTTTATTTTATTATTTTTTATTTCTTCAAAATTAACTTTTTGTTGTTCAAAAAGTTCTAAGTTTTTTTGTTGGTTTACGAAGTCATTACTTAATAAATCATTTTCTTTTTTATAATCATTATATTCCGAACGTATTTTTAATAACATTTCGCTGAATATATTAAGTTGTAAAATACCTTCTATGAATTTTCTTTTATCCACTTTTTTCTGAGCCATAAACGGAAGCGTATTATTAGCTGACATTATGACTGAGTTTTGAAAAACTTCTTCGTTTCCTCCTATTAAAGTTTTTATCAATTCATCTGTTAAAGGTATTGTAGATGGGGTTATATCTTCTTCATCACAAACCAAAGATACTTTAGATGGTTCTAAAGTTCTTTTAAGAACATAATTTTTGGTTTCATTTTTATGCTCTATTTTGAATGTCAGAACAACTTCACAATCATTTTTACTTTTATTGTGTATTATTTTATCTTTTTTTAACTCTCTTATGGTATTACCAAATAAACACCAATATATAGCATCGGTTATTGTGCTTTTACCGACTCCATTTTTTCCATTGTTATCTTTATTTTCTCCTGTTATCAAAGATATACCAGAGTTAAAATTTAATTTTAACTTGTTTTTACCTACCGATAAAAAGTTTTTAATTTCTACCGAATCAAAAAATATTTTTTTCATTAAATAAAAGCAACTAAAATATCATTTTGAACATAACCATCTTCAAATTTAAATTTATAGTTTGGATTTATTTCTTGTAATTTTGTTTTTAAAGTTTCTAATTCTATACCTTCACCCCAATGTGATCCAAAAACTCTAACATCATCAATTAAGATTGTATGATTTTTTATTGGGTTTGTTTTAATAGCGTCTAATTCTTCATACAGAGGACACTTTTTAATTCCATTAGGTCCAAAATCAACATGAGCATCTAACCAAAAGGTAGTTGGTTTATCTAAATCGGGAACTAAAGAATTCATAACTAGAAGAGAATCTCCCAATATCAATGAAACTTTACCTAAATCTATCAGCGGTTGATAGTTTTTAACATTTTCGTTTTGTAGAGTTTCGTCTATTTCTATACTATAAACTTTTTCAAATCCAACCTCTAAGGCTAATCTAACGCAGTCTGCATTAGCAGTTCCCGTTTCTAAAAAATATGGATTTTTGTACTTCTGTAAGACTTCTTTTTTTAATGTTGTATATATCATATAATAATCTTTCCGAATAATTTAGAAAAATTTAAAAAGGTACTTATAGACTCTATAATGATAGAGGTTTTAGATAAAACTAACATATCTAAAAACGCTTCTATTACAGATTCCTTAGATCTTTTTATATTAAAATCAAATATTCTTCCTTCGTTATCAATTATATTATCATTCCATCCAATATCAACATTTAATTTTTCAGCGTAACTATTTTTTTTGATTGTTATGACATTTTTATAATTTGAAAATTTTATTTCTGTGTTTTTATCATCCGAACATACAAAAAACTTTTTATTTTCATTTGATTTTATTAAATCTTCTATTTTATTTTCATTTAAAAACAATTTAAAATCTGTTTTTCTTATATGTATTCCTAATGTATTTTTATCGATATTATTAACATCACATATTTGATTTACTTTTATTAAAATGTCTTGTTTTATATTTAAAGTTTTAATTTTATTTAAAATTAAATCCTCACTATAAAAATTTGGTATTAAACTATTATAGTAAACTATATCACCATCTGTAAGAGTTTTAAAAAAGTTAATATTTTCAACGGTTGGGTAATAATGCTTTATATTTATTTTAGATTGATTTTCATGAATTAAAAAATTATTTAATTTATATTTTTCAAATAATTCATTTATATTATATTTTATAAGAGGTGTATTAGTTTCAAATAAATCGCTAAATGATGCTCCACACCAAGTATTTTCTGGCCAGCAGATTATTGGGGTTCTATTTAGTTCATCTGCTATTAATAACCCACCTATTAAAGCCCCTAATCTATTTCCTAAGCCGCCATCGCAAAATATGATTAAATTCATGATAAAGCGTCCCAATATGACAGGTTTAAATTTATTTTATTTAAATCATTTTTTATTTGTTGTTCTTTTTCAAGAAACTCACTAGACATCCAACACGAATGAAATTCACAAAATAATTCATTAACATAATGAATAACTTCTGTATCTATCAAATCTCTTAAAACATCATATTCAGAACCTTCAATATCTAATTTTAAAATTATGTAATCTTCTTTATTAAAATTATTTTTTATATATTCTGATAAGTTTATACTTTTAACTTCTATATAATCGGTTTCTTCTATACTATCCCAATTTGCTTTACTTTTTTGTGTTGTGGACCCAACACTGTTTTTATTTTTTACGCACCCCCATAACTTTATTACATCATTTTTGTTTGAAATTGCGAAATTAAATTTTTTACAGTCATCAAATTCGGGATTTAACTCTATTTGATTATACAAATAAGTGTTAGCTTCAAACATATGATATTCATATGTTATATCATTTAATATATTTCTAAATTTTTTAACAGATTCGCCTAAATGAGAACCACAATCTAATACAACTTTTTTCATTAAAATCCTCTCTTTTCTAGTTTTGCATACGGAAAATTATTTTTATTAAAATAATAATCTATAGGTGCTTTATATTCTTTATTTTTTAAATCTTGATGCAACCATAAAAACTCTTGAACCACATTTTTATCTAAAAAAGGATATCTCATTTCTATACCAAAAGCTCCTCCAACATATTCTTCTTTTGCTAAATATGACTCTAAAGTAGAACCATAAAAACTCGCCCATGGGAATATTGAACTTAAATCTTCTGGAAATTTTCCACCGAAATTACTATGTTGGTATAATTTTTTACCATTAAATCCATAATCAGAAATTATTTCATCTGCTCCGGAACCAGATAGACATATTTTACATTCATATTTTTTTGCTGCTCTACATATAGAGGCGAAGTTATTAGACCCTCCATCATCTATAAGCAAAGTATTGTATTCATTATAATCACTAGAAGAAGAATGAATGGTATAATAAAAAGGTTCAGTCCTATTTTTTATAGTCATATGCGAAAAATTATACATCGAATCTTCTTTATATAATTTATAACACGTAGAGTTTTCATTTTTAAGTTCCAATCTTCGCAACACAATATCTTCATTTTCAGACCCTAATAAACTAAAAGAATAAAATGTATTATTATTTTTTAATAATTCTGAAAATATTAAACCACTATCATAACCACTACTAAGACCTATAAAAATTTTTTTATCTGTATTTTTAGTTCTTTTTATAATAGAGTTTGAAAAAGCAAGACACCAATCATCATATGATTGTTTATGTTGTTTTAAATCAAAATTATATATACTTTGTTCTTTTAAAATTTTAAACGTTTTTAAACATATAGTATATGTAGTATTTGGTTTTGCTTTTTTAATATTTTTATAATTTAATTTTTCTAACGGTGTTTTATATGAAGAACAACCAAAACCATCATCATCTAAAGAATAAAATAATGGTTTTGTTTTAAAAATGTCTGAACTCAAAACCACCAAATTCTTTTTATAATCAACTAAGCATATTGCAAACTCCCCGTCTAATTTTTTAATAAAATTATCACCATACTCTTTATATAAAGGAATTAAACATTCGCCATCAGAAGAATAGTTTCCAAATTCATCATAATTGTATATCTCTCCGTTATAAATCAAATGAATATCATCATCTTGATATGGTTGTGATTTAAATTCTCCAGTGATAGAAAGTAAATTATGTATAAAAATATTATTATTAATAGTTTTAACATTAGTAAAATCCGGACCTCTAAATTTTAAATAATAATTTAAATCGTCTAAATCTTCATTGTTATGTTTGGTTGAAAATAAAATACTACACATATTATTTTAAATGAGGAATTTCTTTTGAATATAAATTACCTCCTCCGTGATTATTTGCAAACCCTTTCAATCTTTTAAAAGAGTATATTACATTTTTATTTCTTAATTTCCAAATACAATACATAAAGCTACATTGATCTCTTGAACTAAATTTGCAAATTTGTTCCCACCAACAAAATTCTAAATGTTTTATTTTATCTGTATTTTTTCTAATAAAAAAAGACATTTCTAATAATCCTATATTATTTGGAAAATTATCTTGAATGTAAAATTGTTTTTGGTTATTAATCAGTTGATTATCATCTAAATTTAGAAGTTTAACTATTTCCATTTCTTGATAAATGCAATTTCTCTCTGGATGGAAGAAACCTAATATATCCGCATCTCCGTATTCATCAATTATTAATTTTGGATTTACTATTAATTCTTTGTTAGCATCCATCCAAACAATGTATTTATAATTTGGGAAAAAGGTAGTACTTAATATCTTGTAGATTTTAGCATCTCTTCGATCTGAATAATTATCTATATTGGAAAAGTGAAACCCTTGTTGTTGTTTCCATACTTTTAAATCGGTTTGGTTGTCTGTAAAAGCTATATAATCGCAATTATCATATACTTCGGAAGGATCTTTTAATAAATCTTTTTGACCAAAGTTAGAGGTTAAAATTAAAAAATCTTTGTTCATTTTTAAGATAAAAGTTTAAATTTTTTTAAATTATTAATAAATTCAATATCATCATCGTAATTATCTAATAAATCCAAAAGTGGTTTTTTAAATTCCTCTCTTCCGTGAAATCCAAAATATGAACATAAATTTATAACTTTTTCGTCGTGATGTGGTGGAAGCTCAATACCGAATCTATTTGCTATTTTCATGGGTGCGAATTTAATACCTTTATCTACTAATTGTCTTCTAGATACTCCACATAAAAACATATCTTCATTAAGAGGATAATCGTAATTAAGATTTGAAGATTCTTGTAAAAACTTTTTACTTCTAAGAGAAAAACCCCCATTTCCTACAATATTTGGTATAGATTTTAAAGAATTAATATCAACTCTAGTGAAATGTAATACTAATTGAGATACTCTTTTATCCCAAGGAGATCCGACATAATCATATTTTAAAAACTCATCAGTCCACATGAAAGGATTAGTGACATAACCATCGGTTTGAACGACTAGACAATAATCTGTTTCTATGTAATCAACTAATTTTTTGATGCAAAAAAAACTATATTCATTTACATCATTAAATGTTTTTATAATTTTTGTTTCTATAAAAGGATGTTCAATTTTTCTATCAGATAAAAGAATATATTTTCCAAAATTTATATATTTTGAACTTCTTTCTATTGCTTTTATACTGTTTTCCGGATCTCTAGTGTTTAAAGATACTATCGTAGTGTGCTTTAAATCAATTTTCATTTGAAATTTTTAAAAATTTATTTTGTAACTCATTTTCATTTTCCAATGGAGTCAAAAACTGACCATATGGTTTTCTATGTATTAAATTTGAATATATAAATTCATGCCACTTTTCGTGGTATGGTGTTTTTTCCCACAATAAAGAATTATATTTGGCTTCTAAAGAATTTTCATTCCAATTTAAATCATGTTTTTCATGAGCTATAAAGAATTCTTTATTTTGTAATATACAATCACTATAATTAAACATTTTTAAAGAAAAATCAACATCCCAAAGTGGTTCTGCGTATATAAAATCTTCAAAAATATTATTATTTTTAACCCACCATTCTTTTTTTACACACCAACAATCAAATCCAGCAATTTCTATCCGAAAAGGAATGATTTTATCTGTTAAACTTGTTAGTGGGTATATATCATGTCGAGAAAATACCATAGTTTCAAATTTTTTTGATAAAATTTCTTTTAAAAGTTTTTCGGAAATTAAAATATCACTATTTAAAAATAAAAAATAATCACATTCTTGATTAGATAGCACATCAAAAAACTCTTTTGCTATTGGTTTTTCAGATATTGATCCGTTGATTATATCTTTTGCTCTTTTTTTTAATAAAGGAAGATGAATAAAATCACTATCTAAATTCTTTTCAGTGTCAAAAGATATATTATACAATTCTATATTTGAATATAGACGTTTTAATTTTTTTAAAACGTCTATACATCTTGTTTGTCGATCATAAGATTTAAAAATATTAATCCCTATTGCTATTTTCATTTTTTATTCTTCTTAACTTATCAATAACTTCATTTTTATCTGCTGTTGGTATATTTTGTATTTCTATGTTATGTTTTTTTCTAAAAAATTCAAATGTTTTATACAATAATTGTTGTCTAGATCCATCCGGTCTATCAGATTGTAACCTACTTTGTGCGTTTGGATTATTTTCTATATAATCATCTGAATTGGATATGTCTGGAAACCACCAAAATGGAGTTGTCCATTTTCCTATTTTAGCTTCTCTATAAGCCATATCAATATCAAAGGCGTTTCTAAGCTCTGGAGATGGATCATAAAGACCAAGTTCATTAAAAACTGTACAATGATGATATGTAAATTCATTGCACATATTTTGATAAAGAGATAAATTTATATTATTATTATATTCAACAACAGTTTTTGGTGTTCTATTATAAGCTGAACCTGAACCTTGACCTGTACTAACAAAAGAAAAATATTTTAATCCGGATATAGTTGATGCTTCAATATATTTTTTAAAAATATCTGAATTTTTAATAATCATATCATCTTCAATTAAGAAAATGTGTTCGCAATCTCTATTTAATAGATATGTTATGCAATCATTTCTAGATTGTGCTGGATAAAAATTTTTATTATGTTGAATCCAATCACAATCATAATTATTATTGTATTTTTCTCCCCCATTTACAACAACTAATTCGTTTACTTTGGTATTGTCGATACTTTTATATAAAGTTTTGAAATATTCTTCAGAATTATATGTTGTTATTCCAACTCCAATTTTATTTTTAATGTATTTCATTTTTTAATTGTTTTAAACAGTTTATTACTTCGGTTTCAGTTAAATTTGGTACTTCAAATATGTCTAAACCGTGTAATTTTTTAAAAATTTGTCTAGCTTCATTGAAATATTTTTGAATTGTCTCTGGATTTCGTACTTTTGAGTCTGTAGTAAAGTCGCTTTGGTTTTCAATCATATCCCAACTACCATATATATCAGCAAACCACCAGAAAGGCGTAGTTAACCCGTGTTTGTATGCTCTATATGTCAATTCTAGGTGATCTCCATGACCTTTATTAAAGTCTTTATGGTGTAATCCGACCGTTTGTAGTGCTTTTCTAGTATAAAATGTAAACGCACCTAATATATTTTGGTTTAAAACTATTTTAGAGTTCTTATATTCTATAATTTTACGCCAAACTGGTTTTAAATTGTGATCTAGGTTTTCTCTTTGGGAATATCCAAAATTAAAATGCTGAATTCCTGTTTCTTTTGATGCATTAATGTATTTTTCAAAAATATTATCATCTTTTATTATAATATCGTCTTCTAAAGTAAAAATATAATCACAATTATTGTCCAAAAGATACCGCATTGCGTCATTTTTACTTTCTCCTACGTTTTTATTTGTTTCGTGTTGAATTATTTGCGTATCTTCGAGATGAAATGGTAATTTATCTCCGTCATTTACAACTAAAAAATGATCAATTTTGTCTTGTGGGATAGAATTAAAACATTTTTTGAAAAAATCAGGTCGATTATACGTTATAATCGCTACTCCTACGTTACTTTTTTGCATAATTTTTTTGAATTTCTTCCATAACACTTAATAATTCATCCGAAGATGCTGGTTGTGGCTCGTTTTGGTTTGGTATATATTTGTTTTTATGATAAAAATATCCATAAGATAGCTGTAGAGATTTATCTTCTGCTGGAAGATCTTTATATCCTATAGCATTTATGGGTGAATTTGTTTTTTCAAACCAATTTTGAGGTATAGTTGGGTGATAACCGTTTGGTGGATATACTTTTTTTGTTTTTAAGTTTATTAAATAGTCTATAATGTCTAATTCTTTACCATTAAAGAATCTTTCATCAAAATATCCGTTATTTTTAATAATTCCGCTTATCGTAAATAAAAATTCAGAGTTTAATTTAGTAGAAATGTTTAATTCTAGTCCACTTTCATCTTCTAATGAGAGCTTTTTGCTTTCATTTCCAAAAATAACCCAACTTCCGAATGTTTCTCCGAGTTTTATCGTGTCATTTGCGAAGTTTTTATTTTTAATAATGTTATTTGAATGAATTATAAAATAATATTTCAAATTTTTAATTCTAAATTGAGATATTATATAATTTCTGAGTGTTGCTAATGGAGTTTGCGATGAATATCTTATATAATTTTCTGTTTTTATCTTATTATTCGTCAAAGATGCAACAAATATTGAATCTTTATACTCATTTAAAGATTCCAAACAACGATCAAGACTGTCTTGATCGTATAAATCTAATATTCCTATTCCAATTTCATTATTATTCATGTTAATTTATTATATAATTCTTTTAAGTAATCTTCAACTTCTTTTTTATTGTCTATATCTAGAGTTTGTATGAAATCTTCTATAGATTTTAGTATGTTTGAAGAGTCGTATTCATTATCCGTTTCGTTTTTATCAAAATCTTTATCGTTATTTTCATAATCAACCCTT